TTGCTTTTGCTTTAAACTCTTCAGAGAGTTCTTCTCCTCCAAGTAAAGCATTGACATCATCATCGATATCATATGTCTCTACTTCTTCCTCTGTTATTGCGTCATCTTCTTCTGCCACAACTTCATCAGTTTCAGCGGATGTCTCGTCCTCTGCAACAACTTCCTGTTGATCTTCGAGTTCTACTTCTTCCTCTTCCATTTTATATCCTTTGGATTTCATGGGTTCTCCTGCCTTTGCTCCTTTAGTTACTACATCCTTAACCTGCTTTAAAGTGCCACCGGGCTCTTTTACTTTTGCAGAATCATCATCTGGTTTATAGTTCTCTGGAGTTGGGCCTCCGAGATCTTCATATGTTGGTGGTGTACCACCTGTGCTTAACTTAGGCATTGGATCGCCAGGCTTGGCGTTAGCATTGACAGCGGACTTGGATTGCTGTGTCTTTACTTCCATTTCTTGTAATTTTTTGCCACGAGACATTTTTTATACTCCGATGAGCTGTGATTAAAACTATTTTTATTTAGAAAAGTTATAAATTCGACAAAAAGTCGTTAAACAGATTCAATTTCTGCTCGTCTAATCTTTTCTGGTCTGTTAATGTATTGATTGTCTTGTATGTTTTAGCAGCAGACCTCTCACGAAGTATGCCTCCATCCCATACCCAATCTTTTCCTTCCATAATTCCCTCTACAAAAGCATCGGGTGCTGAAGGGTCAGCAACGATATCAGCAGCAGTTGCTAACATGAAGTCGTCACCTACGACATTGACTCCCTCTCTTGTCATTTTGAGAGAACCAATACCACGAGAAGATACACCGAGTTTAACTCCTTCTTCTACGAGAGAAGACGCGATCTTACCCATTGGTGTTGATAGTAATTTTGCTTTTCCTATAAAATTAGATCCACTCTCTTTGAGTGACACAATCTTATGGGATACACGATCAAGGTTTACTGTTGGGCCTTCTGGATGACCTAACTCTCCAAGTGCTCTACCTGACTGAATATGATTCTCATTATAACGAGAAACCTCCTTACGAAGAGTCTCCATTGGATACATTCTACCGTTTCGGTTTTTAATGTTTCCTTGTAAGAATACACCTTCGATATACATAGACTTCTTGCCGTTTCTATTCTCGACGAGAAATTCTACAGATTCGATTTCTTCTCTAATCAGTTTCATTTTGTTATCCAGTACGTTGAACTTGTTGGAAGTATAAACAAGCAGCTGAGTTTGCTGTTTCACCATCTGCAATAATTGCAGAAAGTTTATGTGAAGTCATTACTGATCCACCAGAATTAGAATTATATGCTGTTATGATACCGGATGTGTCTGCAGCAACAGTTATTCTGCTTTTTGCAAATCCACTTGCACCATATGGCATATTATTATTGACATCAGTAATTTTTACATGATTTATTTTGCTAGTGTAGTTACTATCATTAGCAGTATCTAGAGTAACAAAATCACCAACTATAAATGGCATTTGTGTTCCCTCTGGAGCTTCAATGATTGTTGTAGTTCCAGTTGTAATACCAACGACTGCTTGAGAACCTTTTGTCAAAGCAATTTGCTCCTCTTCACCACCGAGGATGAAAAAGCTTGCATTTGTCGCTATAGGTTCAGTTCCAATTGCAACATGAGCACTTGCTCCTTTTGCAACTAATCGCATCACAGTTGACTGCACATTAAATGCAGAAGATGTTGTTGCTGTTCCTGCTAAACGTACAGATGCTCCTGCTCCGACGGGTCTTATAGTCATTGATATACTCTAGTCATTTTACTATTTATTTATAGGTTACTCCTCGTCACCTATTTCAGTTTCTGCTTCGGCTTCTACCTCAGTTTCAGTCTCTGCTTCTACTTCTTCTTCATCTTCTTCAACCGCATCATCTGCAAACATTGTAGATGCTACATCTGGTCGAAAGGCATCAACTCGTTCAGCAGACTTTGAAAATAAAGCTGATTTAATCGTATCACTTATTTGTGATGGCGATTCATCAGTAAGAATCATGTCCATTAAGTCTTCCATATTTTAAAAAAATAATACTTTAACCGATTTTATTTATATTTCCCCACCACTAGGGATAGTGGGTGCTTCGGTTGCACCACCTTCAGATTCTAAATCTGGTTCTTGAATTGGTGCACCAAGATCACCAATTGGTTGTCCAGTTTGTGGATCAACTGGTTCAGAGGGGTCTGGTATAATACCAGCCTTAATCTCTTTTTCAATGAGTGCATCTTGTTCAAGTATATCTTCATCTGTCTGACGAAGTATCTTACGTCTTACATAATCCTGAGAATAATACTTTCCAATATAAGGTTCTGCATTTGCTACATTACCTAATCTCTCATTTAATAACTCAGATTCTTTGAGTTCAGAGAAGTGATTATCGTATAAAAAGTCATATTGTATGTGCTCACTCATAGTTTCCCAGTCTTCTGGGGTGATTACGTTCTTTAATATGAGTTGAGTCTTCAACATATCGTTGAACATATTTGAGAATCTCTTTCTCAAACGACCAACAAATTTAGTAAATTTTAATTCGTCTCTTAATATTTCTGAGGATCTTCCCAAGTTGAATCCTCCCTCTCCGTCCATTCTGGAAGGCGGTACGTTGAGCGACCTATATAATTTCTTTTTGAAGTACTCAATATCCGTGATTTCACCGAGGTTTTGACCTCCCGGTAAAGTAGAAATTTCAGTACCACGTCCTCCTTCCCTTCTAGGCAGCCAGAAATCTTCAAGCATTGCCATGTACTTCTTGTCATCGCGGATCTCTCCTGTGTTAGCGTCGTAAACTAATTTGTTCCGATATCGCATCATCACATCTCTGAGATATTGCTCTGCTTTTATCTTTGGCAAGTTTCCTACATCAATGTAGAAAATCCTACGCTCTGGTGCGCGGGATAATCTATATATCACCAAACTATCTTCAATCATACGTAATTGGTTGAGAGATTTGATGGCTTTGTGTAGATATGATAACGTAGTGCCTTTATTTCGATCAACCAAACCAGAGGTGCAATATGTTATTGAATCTCTTGCCATCTTTATTCCTTGCGTATTACCTCTTGCTTGTATATTACCTGTTGGATATGCAGCCTTTGGATTGTATATAAAATACTCGTCTATTTTTGGAAAAGGATAGTCAGATGGGTCTTTAGTTAAAAGATTATTTACTCTAAACTTATCCTCCTTACTCTTTACTTCTTGTCTTACATAACGCATTTTACTTGCATCAATGTATCTAAGTTCTTGTATTCCTTCTTCTGGTTTTTTGATATCGATTACTTTATGATAATATAGTCTTCCATCAACATACCAGTTACGATATATTTCATGTGCCTTTTTATCAAAATCTAATAAATCAAGTATATACTTAAACTCTTGTCTAACTTTCTTTTTTATACCATCACTTGCATTTAGATTATCTAAATCTATCTCTACTGGAGTATCGTTTGAATCAGAAACAACTGCTTCATTTACAATATCTTCAATCGCACTATCTACCTCTGGATGTAGACACATTTCGCGATATCTTTTTATGAGATCAAATTCAGTTTTAAATACACCTTCAATGTCAACATAAGAACCAAAAAAACCACTACTCATATAGTAGTCTGACTCATCCTCTCTATTTGGGGGAATAGGTGAGACTACATTTGGAGAAAGTGGTTCTGTGTCCTCTATTGAGAACCCAAATAACTTAGACATGATTTATACTATTTTATCTATTTAGTTAACCGTTAGGGCCACCTGCATCAACGAATGCGAATGACTGAACTTGGAAGTCAACTACAAACTCTTCTATTGTATCAGAAGAATCGTAAGATAGGTCAATTGATGAAACATTTGTAGGAAATATGTCGATAAACTCATATTCGCGTAATACTGCGTTACGATCACCAGCGTTTGTTTGTGAACTTGGTGTTGATCCTCTACCAAGTTGGAATACTTTAGCATTCACCATGTAAGCACTTGGATCTGTTGCACCTAGATTATTTTCTAATTTTGCAATTAGATCTACCCATTCTTCCATTGCCTTCCTGATACGGAAGTCTTCATCATTAATAATAGTGATACTCCAAGGTTCGATAGTTCTGTCTCCAGCAACTTTAAAAATACGACCTCTAAACGGTATGTCTATGTTAGCAATGACTGAAGCAGGTAACTGTGCTGCTTTACACATATATCTGAAGTTATCTGCTGGCCATGCGATCCCTGCTGGTAAAGTAGTGAGTTCTACCTCAAACAGGTTGGGTCTTGCACCACCACCGATAAGTTGAGATTTAAATTGAGAAATTGTTTTGTTTTCTCTTGTTGTTGCCATGGTTCTTGATCTCCTTTAGTTATTTATTTAATTAAACTCGACCTGCTACTTCTTCAAAACTTACACCAGTTCGTGTAGCAACGAATGTCAACGTAATGTAGTTGATTGATCTGGATGGTTTCAAGAAGATGTCAGCTCTAAATTCATTGTTGTCAATAACATCAGGAGTGTTATTGGATGTGTCGCATATAACTAAGAATCCGGATAGACCTCGTTTTGCTTCTACATCTCTC